ACGAGTCGATGTTCTCTGCTGCCTATGCCCTGGGTGCTTCCGCCCGGCGCATCGCCACGCCGCGCACCGGCCTGGTCGGTAGCATCGGCGTCATCATGTTGCACATGGACCGCAGTGCGGCGGACCAGAAGGCGGGCAAGAAATACACGGCGATCTTCGCCGGTGCGCGCAAGAACGACGGCACCCCGCACGAGCCGTTGTCCGATCCGGCGC